TAATATGTATATCCTTATTAAAAGACAGTGTGTATGATTGAGCACCTACTTTAATTGAAACTCTGGCAACTTGATTTGGTGTAAATCCACTACTCTCAAATTTCTTTCGATTACCAAATATGTTTTGGTCAAATCCTGCATTAACTAATACCGCGTCTTGTGAATTAGTTAATATTTTGTGTTTTCGAACATAATATTGTGAAGTGGTGTCGTTAGGATTTTCAATATCAATAATTCGTTTAAAAGTTCCTTCAGAATTATTTGCAAACGCTCCACCTGTAAACCCAACATTATATATGTTAAAGATATACTCCTCACTACCTGATTTTTGGTCACCTAACGAATATACTTGGAAAGAATCAATCCCATTGTAGTTAAAATTAAACTTCACATACTCACCAATAGTTAATCCGTGTTTTACAGGACATCTAAATGATACTAAGTTTTGACCATTAAAAGTTGTATTGTCAATTATAAATGGTATACCATTACCACAAACCCATTCTAATAAATTTGTACTTTTTTTATCAATAGCTTCTAATTGTTTTGTAAAATCATTATCATAAGCATAACTAACAAAGAAATTCCAATTATAACTTGACGCACTTTTAGGAACAAAAGTAATATGATTATTTGGTGGTTGTGTATAGCCTGGTACATTATAATCAGTACGAATAAAGTCAAACTCGTTGTATTGTGGAAGTCCTGACCAACTAACATTCTGTGGATTATCCCCACATTGTTTTTTAGCCGCCTCTTCAGCGTTAACATAATATAAATTATTCTCTAATGGTACGTAATTAGTTGACCCACTATAAGAATTATTAAATAATAACGAGAACTTACATACAGGTCTAAACGTATCTGATTTTTGTCTCTCATCATCAAAAACTTGTTGTAAGTCAATATTGATATTTCTATCAAACTCAACATTCTCCTTATTAGTTTGGACTAAAGGAACATTAAACATTAAATTTGTGTCTGGTGCCGACTTGTATCTTAATGACCCTAAAACTACTCGAGTATCTATTCTATTCCCCATGGTTATGCTATTATATTATTCGTATCAACCCATTTAATAACAAATCTATCAAATGCCGTTCTACCTTTCTTTAATCCAAAATAGAAGTGGAAAGGAGCCCCTGTGTTTATTACTCTGGGTTGAGGGGAATTTAAATCCTGAGTTCCTATTGACGCACTATACGTAAATCCATTAGCAATAAATGTTGTTGACCCAACAGTTTGAGGTATATCTACTCGATAAGTACCATTACCTCCTGAAGCTGCCGTTGATGGTACAACAGTCAATTGACTTAAAATTGTAGTGTTTGGTGTTATTCCAGGACCTGACAAAATAAACCCTTCTTGTAAAAGTGGTGAAGATACTGAAGTTATTGTTAAAACATTACCAACAATACTACAAGTTCCATTTACGGTTTGAGGTGTAACACTATAGATATAACCTTTGAAGTACTTGGTCATTGAAGTTGCATTAGTTCTAAAGTATCTTGATGTTGGTTCTATCCTATCTAAACTTTGATATTTTTTAGTAAAGAACTCATCACCAGAGTTTATTGGGTCAGTCCTCCACCCATTTTCTTGACTACCAAATATACTATCGTTATTAGAATTACTATTAACACTCCATTGATAGAAAGGTACTTCTTGGGATATTACTTCAATATTACTAAAAGCACATACATTAGTCGCCGCAACAGTATCATCAATAATGGTTCTCTTTGGACTTACAAAATCTCTTAATCGAGTATCCGATTGGAAAAACACACCAAATATTTGGTCAGCATCTGAAAGAGTATTAATATATATTGAGTCCTGTCCAGGTCTATCAGGATAATTAGCCGATTGGAATGGTGCAACACCAAGTTCTGAATTAACTGATATTGCTTGAGCGTAATCACCATCGACCATGTTTTTAACTCTACTAAAATATGATAAAATGTTTGACCCATTCATTAATCCTTGTAAGAAATTTGTATTTGCTAATCGAGTAATAATAAATAAATTTAATAACTCAGATACATCAGAAAATGTTGTTGATTGTAGTTTATTCATAACATACCCATCATATTCATCTGACATAACAATCTCTTGTAAATAATCTGTCCTTGGTCCTAAATCTAAAACTGTTGTTGGGTATAGTAAATTATAGAAATTACCGCCATACTGTCCAAATAAAGCACCTATTAAACCACCCGATGTGGCTCTGTTTTGTCCGATAAATTTATTTGTAGATTCATTCCATGGACTACTTCTATAATAAAAGTTATTAGTACTATTATGTAATACAACAACATCATCACAATACGCATATTGAGCTTGATTTGGGTTAGGTGCTAATGGTGATGTAAAAGTAACGTCGTTATTGAAGTTGAATGCGTATAGGGTACCGTTAATCCAATTGTTAGTGAACATATGTCCCCAAACATTTCTACACGCCGCAAAGGTAATTAATAAACGAGAAGTCCACTCAGTTAACAATTTAAGGTCGGCAGGTAATGATAAGAAAATTGTGGTTACATAAGTATAACACCCATTAGTAACCAAATCACCCCCACCAACAGGGTCTTTACGACAATCACCAGTATAATTTACTTTTAGTTCCCCATTATCATCTTCATAACACGCTAAATTAACCATAGCACCACAGTTAAACGAATCAATAACAGAACTAATAATTTTAGGTTCACCAGCACTTAAAGAATCGGCAGTTGTACCCGTTAATGTCGCCGATTGGTCAGCACCAGTATTTGCCTGAATTGCGGTTCCGTCATCCGAAAACTGAAATATTCCGAAATTAACATTATTATGTAATAGGAAACTATTTTCTAAATTATTTTGTACTGAGGTAGATGTTGGTAACCTATCAGACCTCATAATAATTTTTCTAGACCCACCCAAATTATACGTCATGTTAGCTATAGGATATTTTGGGGAATAATAATAACCATTATAACTAATCCCAGCAACGCTATTTGCAACAAGATATTGTTCTATTGACACCTGACATAACATACCTGACCCACCTTCAATAATTTCGTTATTAAAATATCCTCGAGTAATTGTTGAGTTATTTATTGGAGCGTTGTAATAACCTCCAGACACACTAGTTATAAATTCTTTAGCAAACCAATTATTATTACCGTTAACATTAAGACCATAAGTTACGTCACTATCAAAACCTAATGATAACACAGGTGCCCCTGTAAGTGCGGGTGACATACCACCATTATCTAATGATGAGTAATAGGTTTGTAAATTAGAAGAAAATCCACTAAAAGGTGCTCCAACACTCGTACTTGGTTGATAGTGGAATGAGTCAAAATATAATTTTTGCCCGCTATATGGGTCAGTGTCAAAGTTATTTGTTAAATTATGTCTAACATTTTTAAAGCCAGGTTTAATCGGTTGATTTAAATGGAAAAAAGGTCCATTAGTACCACTACTAACTTTTACTCGACCAAATCCCGTATCACCATATAAAATACTAAGGTCATACTCGCACTTACTTCTTGTTGAATATGGGTCGACACCTCTAACTAAGAAGACAACATATTGTTCTGCAAAACTTGGAAACATACCAGGATTTGGTGGAGACCCAACCAATGGTGGAGGTAGGTACGGTTTTAATAAAGGATAAGTATTCGGAGACCCACTATTTAATTCATTTGTCCACAACCCAAAACTAAAGTCATGACTGTAAATTCTATTGAATTTCATTTCGTTATTAATAAACCTTTGTTGTAACCCTAATGGGTTATTCCCCCCTGTCGCACATAATGCCGAAAAATCAGAATACGTAGTCGCAGTTATTACTTGAAAATATTCAATATCCATTGGGAATTTTGAATATTGGACATCATCACTATCTTGCTGACTCGTATATGTCTGAACTAATGCAGGTCCGTTAGGGTTGTTATAATTAGCGTACTGAACTGTTATATTTCCAACATTTGATGTACTACCTGGTTTATTATTAACTGTAGTTCCTGTACTACTCGCGGTACCATACTCATTAAGAGACGTGAACCCTGTCATATTAGGGTCAGTTGAATTTGATGGGTTTTGGAAAGTTATTAGATTACCTGCTTCAAAAATTGACGCCGAATTCGGCTGAACCATAATTGCAACAACATTATCCTCATGAAAAACCCCATCCGCAGGATTAAATGAAACTTTAATTCTATTAACACCACCACCAGGATTATTAGCGGATGGTTGGAAGAATTTTGCCTTAGTGTTAAATAAATTTAATCTTTCCGCTTGAGTTAAACTTGTTGTAAACTCAAATGATTCGATACCTTGATTGTTGGCACCACCATTTACCTTTTTAAGTTGTGGTACACGTGAAGATGGGGTTAATGGGTTATTTGCTTGAGTTGCACTACCTAAAGATTGTCCCGCAAACAAGTTTTCATAAACAGTATTATCAGTAGTATAAGGAGAAATCGCATTATAATTAGCGGAAAGTTCAAATACTGTTAAAACCGCATTAGCACCATTTTCTTCAGCAGTTTGTTGAGTACTAACCACCGCAGGCCCATAGGACGCCGCATTAGTGTCAATTGCACCACCATCACTACAACTACAGAATTCACAATCAGGATATGATAAATTAGGAATTTTCATATTGGTGAAATTCTTATATAAATTCAACATTTTTTTAACAACATCCTCAATGTCACCAGCGTCAGGACAGTCAATATAATCTAAACTACCTAAGATATTAATAACCCAAATAATTGCATTAATAATAGAACAAACAACAATTGCGACAAGAACTACCACCGCAGCAATAATTGCTAAAACAGGTCCAATAATTAATAAGAAAAATGCCAAGATGTGCATTGTAATTAATAACGAATATAATATCGGTCTGAAGATGAACAACATAATATTGAATAGGAAGTAAATTAAATCAAACCTATAAACCGCGTCATTTGTGGGAAATTTATTATTGTCACTCGAACATTCAGTGTCTAATATATCTTTAACCGCGATAACTCTCCAATTACCCCAACCATTTCTGTATTGAGTAATTAATTGTGACACTGTATAAACTTTATTGTACTGAAATTCGTAGAATTTATCTTCACATTTAATGGCATCATCAATCATCTGATTACCTAAGGTTGTACCTGTTTTACCATAATCTGCCCAATCTAAACTGAAAGCGTATGACCTTTGTGCTGCGTCTCTATTTGCTGATGTTGCAGGGCCATTAGCACCTGTTATAGGGTCAATGTGTTTACCCGAACCATTAATCGCCCACCCATACTCTTTAACATTTGGGACTAAGAAATAACCTCTCTTAATAGGGTCAGCAGAAACTGAAGGTGATTGATTCCATTTAACTTTAAATCTATACTTACCTCTTGTTGGAATACCTTTCTTAGGGTCACTAGATATAACTTGTTCTCCAAACTCATTAGTAATAACGTAATCCAAGTTCATAGGAACATCAACTAACCAAGTACCGTTTTCATCTATTACTTGTCCACCTGATTCTAAATCAACTGTTTCTAATATTGGTCTTCCGTTTGAATCTTGAGCACTTGTTTGTCTAATTGCTAAAATTTCACCAGGACCCGCAACTAAGGAACAAAGTGAACCTGATGTTAAAGTTGGTTTACAACTCTTCTTAACATAATCTTCTTCTTTAGAGGATACCAATGAACCCATGAAGATTGCCGTAGGTGTAATATCAATATTGGCTTCACCTGATAAATCAAAATCGGTTCTTGTAATACCTAAATTACATATCTCAGGTTGACCCCATAATGGTTCAACTTCAAGGGTTCTGTTAAAGGTAATGATTTGAGGTAATTCTCGTAAGTTGGTTGAAGCTTTAAAGTAAGTTCCCGCAACTTGTGCTGGTGTGGTAACCCCCATTCTAATTAAATCCTGTGGTGATAGAGAGAACTCACCAATATCTGAAAGGTCAATATCAACAACAACGGTTTGAGACCCGACAGGTACCCCAAATATCATATAATCCCCACTCTCATTAGTTACCGCATTATACTTATAGTATTTGTCGTAAACTTCAATAAGACTCGGGTTAATTAACACATCTTCTCTTGTGAAGAAAGTCCCCGTAGGATTATGGCCACCATGTTGTCTTTTATATGGTAATAGATTATATCTATAACCATCTTCATTTAAATCGGCTAAAGTTTTGTAAGGATATAAATCAGAAATAACGGGGTCGTTTTCATCCATACTGTCCAAAGGAACGAAAACAGAAACTTTTGCGTTCGGAATACCGAAACCATTGTTAACACTAACTCTACCAACGATAACTCCATAGTCGGAGCACTGTCTTGTGTAAATTTGACTTTGTAATATTTTTAGAGAAAGAATCTCTAAATACTCAAACTCTTGGTCAATTAAAATCTTAATTGAACTATCAACGCCTGGTTTGGTTCTTATTCTATACGAGTTGGACATGTTAATCTTTTTTGATAAATAGTTTATATACTATTTTCAAATGATAATTCATTTATTTTGAAAATAAATTATCAAGAAAAATTAACCGTTTTTAGATTTTTGACCCTTACGTTGATATCTTTGTTAGGATATCTGATTTGATATGTCTGACTTGGTTCCGCAAAAATGGTGTCATCAACCAACCCAATCTGTTTTGTATCAACATCTACGTAGGCTTGTGATGTTTGTGATGAAGAATATTGACCACCAACCTTGTTAAAGAATAACATATCAGAAACCGCAATAACTCCGTTTTCACTTTGGACTAACCTTCTAAGGTCGGAAACATAAACATTTTCCCCCATCTGTCTGTTACCAGGACTAAAGAACTCAGATATAATAGTAATGATTTGTGAAATAACCGCACCTTGGTTTTGACTATTATCTAATACTACATCAACAGTAACACCTAAATCAACAACATTAGCACTTTCAATAGAAATGTAATCATTAATCATTCTATAGTTTGATAGGTAATTAGCTACGTTATTTTTTAATGTGTTTGACACAATCTCAGTTAAATTACCTGATTCATCGTAAGATAACATCTGAATTTTAATTTTATTATTTTCTTCGGTAATCGCAACTTTAGCAGGTGCGCCAAATTGTGATGGCATCGTTCTAATAATAGAATCGTAGTCATTAACTGTAACCGCTCTATTTTGTGCGGCGAAGTTAAACGCTACTAAATTTCTAACTTCTTCAGTTGTAGGGTAATTAGCTCCACCAATTGCCGCAACAACGTTAGTACAACGTAATGAATTAACAACACTTGTGTTAACTGATTCTGATGGACCATTAACAAAGAATGAAACTGTACCTATTTGATTAATAATATTAACACCTAAGTTAGTTCCTGTTCCACCACCAACTCGGTATTGTACAAATAACGTACTATTAGCTTTAAGAACACTACCTAAGGCAAAATTATTTGAGTATTTGTTTAGGTCTAATGTGTACCCATTTCTAGCGAACTCTCTTAATTGTTCGTCAGCAGATTGACTACCACCACCATATGTCATTTTAAAAAATCCTTCAGGCGTGTATTCGGTAATGAATTTATCGTTTGTTTGGATGTACTTACCAACCTTAATACCTGGCTTGTCCGAAACTTTTGTCGGGTCTTCAATGAAAACTCTATCTTCAACCAATGCTTTAACTTCGTACCATCTGTTGTCGGTACCTAAAAATTCTTGAGCGGTAGGGATATTGGCATATTGTGTACCATCTTTTAATAAAACACTTGTAACACCTAAAACGTTTTTTTCAGGTAAAAATATTTCTAAAAATGGTCTAACATCCGCAGAAGTAATAACTCTTTTGAAAACTTTAGTGATACCGTTAACAACCGTCTCTCTTTTAACAATAGTATAATTAATTAATTTATTATTAGAGTCAAAATTAGGTATTTTTAATCTATTAGGATATCCCTCAGCATTTATTGCTGATGCAAAATCAATATCGTAAATTGTTTCAAAAACTTGACCAGCTCCATTAACTTGGGAACCTCTTCTTAGGATACCACAATACCTCAAATCTTCTTTATCCCCAAATGCAGGTACCGTGATTGAGAAATCGACTAAAGACACTGAAGGTCTAAGTCCTGGAACTTTCAATCCGTAAGTTCTCGCAATATTAAAAATTGATGACCTTTGTTGAGCATACTGTAATACTGTTTCCTGAATACTTCTATCAATATTAAATTGTAAGTTGTCTGTTACCGCAGCATTTAAGTCTAACAATACCGAGAAAACTGAGGCATCGTTAAAGTTATCAACAGTGTCAGGATAATAAGTTCTTGTGAAATTTATTAACTCAGTCCTAATTGATTGGAAGTCTCTAGTTGTGTATGATATTTTCTTGTTAGCCATATATCATTAAATATTTATAATTACGAAATCTGAATTGTTAAAAGCATCATTAGTAATGATGTAATCAATTTTAACTCTTGCGGTATGTTCTAAAGTTCCAATACCAGGAACTCGATAAACTCTTTCGTCGTTGTCGTTTATATAAGTACCTTTATTTTCCTCCCCTTCGGACGCCGCACTTATGTCAATTTTAGTAATTGTTATTCCTGGGATATACTCTTCAACCGACGCTCTAATCTCCGCTTCAATTTCTGAAAACGTAGGTCCATCTAAAGGTTCAAAT